TAAAGCTGCACCGGCTCGCAACTGCCGCACCTGCCGCAATAGCGAAGCTCGCGAAGACGGGAACTGGCATTGTACCCTCAAGGGGTTTGAGCAAGTTATCCCGAAAGAACTTCAGCTCACTGGTTGCAGTCATTACGAGGTATTCTGATGCAGATCCAGCCGCGCTCTTATCAGGTAGAAGCGGTTGGAAGCCTCTACCAATACTTTTCGACGCGAAGCGGGAACCCTGTACTCGCGCTGCCCACCGGCACAGGTAAGTCGGTTATCATTGCGATGTTCTTGCAGTCGATCTATTACAAGTTCCCAGGCCAGCGGGTTATGGTGCTGACACACGTGAAGGAGCTTATCCAGCAGAACTATAACAATTTGATGGGGTTGTGGCCTGCTGCGCCTGCCGGTGTGTATAGCGCAGGATTGAATCGCCGCGATACACACCGCAAGATCACGTTCGCAGGCATTGGGTCGGTTGCAAAGCGTGCTCGGGACTTTGGGCACATTGACATCGTTGTTATAGATGAGGCCCATCTGGTCAGCCCCAACGGCGAGTCAATGTATCGGAGGTTCTTGGATGCGCTTCGAACGATCAATCCTTTGTTGAAGGTTGTGGGCTTTACCGCAACACCATGGCGTCTCGGTACTGGTCACATCACCGAGGGCGGGATCTTCACAGACGTCTGTTTCGACATCACGGGTCTGCACGCATTCAACCGTCTGATTGCAGAAGGGTTCCTGGCACCCCTGATCCCTAGGCAGACGAAGCAAATGCTCGACACGGAAGGGGTTCACATGCGGGGCGGTGAGTTCATTGCTTCCGAACTGCAACGCGCGGTCGATAAGTACGATATTACCTACAACGCCCTCAAGGAAGCTCTCGAACTCGCACACCTCCGACGTCACTGGCTTGTCTTTGCTTCCGGAGTGGAACACGCCTGCAACATCGCGGACATGCTGAACGACATGGGTGTCCCCGCTGTGGCCATTCATAGCAAGATGGGGGAGGCCGCTCGTGACCAAGCAATCGCAGATTTTAAGGCCGGGAAATACCGTGCAGCAGTGAATAACAACGTGCTGACCACGGGGTTCGACTTTCCTGCCATCGACTGCATCATTGTTCTGCGCCCTACAGCTTCGACGGTGTTGTGGGTGCAGATGCTGGGCCGTGGTACTCGCCCGAGCCCCGACACGGGGAAGGTGAATTGTCTCGTTCTGGATTTTGCTGGTAACACGCGCCGCCTAGGCCCCATCAACGATCCTGTCATTCCGCGTAAGAAAGGCAAGGGCTTGAAAGGTGGGGCTCCTGTCAAGCTCTGTGGAGCGTGTGCCACGTACAACCACGCGAGCGCGACTCACTGCTGCTACTGTGGAGCGGAGTTCAGCTTCCGAGTAAAGATCGAGCAGACAGCAGCAAACGACGAACTCCTTCGTGGTGACGCGCCTATTGTCGAGGTCTTTGCTGTGGATCATATCACTTACAGCAAACACGAGAAGGTGGGACGTCCGCCTATGTTGAAGGTGACCTATTATTGCGGCCTCAGGTCGTTCACCGAGTATGTCTGCATAGAGCATGACGGCTTTGCACAGCGCAAGGCCCGCCAATGGTGGCAGGAGCGTACAAAGGAGGCATTCCCTGCTAGTACGGACGACGCTCTCATGGTTGCCAGCAACGTGTCCCCGGCGAGCCACCTTCGCGTATGGGTCAATAAGCAGTACCCGGAGATTCTGGGATATTGCTTTGACGGCACAGCGTTCGGGCAGCAGGAAGCCTGTGCGCCGCCCNTAACCAATGTTGCTGTTACAGGTTCCAGGTCGAGCTGTAATCTCAACCCCGATGCTGACATCCCGTTTGGTGAGACGGGGGAGGGCACCACCTACGACATGGACGACATGGACGACATCCCCTTTTGACTTCCGTCAAATTATTTTTGTTAAAGGGCTTGCAGACATGATTGTTCTGCCCTACATTAACGGTCATGCACTTAACGCGAGTGCAAAACCATCAACCGACGTAAGGAGAACAACATGACTGCAACCGCTAACAACATCGCTTCCAAGTTTGACGAAATGGGCAAAGAAGCTCTCCGCGCTGCCTGCCGCGAAGCTGGCATCTCTTACAGCAAACTGAACAATGGCGGGATGCGTGCTGCACTGATTGCACACTACGCTCAGTCCGAAGAAGTTGACAAGCAAGCTGAAGTCGAAGAATTTGTCGAAGTTGCACCGACTCGTTCTAGACTGGTCGATTTCTTGTTGGCTCAGCAAGCTGTTCGTGACCGCAAGCGTGTAGAAGCTGCACCTGCCGATCGCGCCGAGCCTCGTGTGTCACGTAAGGGCTACACCATCCAGAAAAATCGCGAGGAACGTAACGGCGTAAAGCGTCCGTCCGAGGGAACCGTGTGCGGTAAGGTCTGGGCTGAGTTCGACAAGAACCCTGAAATCAAGGCTGGCGAGCTTGCTGCCCTTGCCGATGCGAACGGCTGGAATCGCACGAACGTCTCCTGCGAGTTCTACGCCTGGAGAAAATTCAATGGAATTAAAGGTCGTCGTGCATGATATGAAACCGATTACACGGAACGAAGCTGGGCAACTTAAGGGCAATGGGGGAGTGGTAGAAGGTTCGATTGAATACTTGACATCGTTTGTGATCACCCTGTTTCTTCCTTAAACTACGAAGCACGTTGAGAAGGCGTTGTTAAACCATCACCACAGGAGTATCACTATGACTGAAAAGGCCCAGGGGCAAATCGACGCCGAAGTTGCTGCCGAAGCACAGAAGCAAGCCAAAGGGGAAGCTAAGGCTGCTGAAGCGAAAGCTGCCAAGCGGGCTGAGCGCGAAGCCAAGAAAGCTGCTGCTAAAGCTGAAAAGGAAGCGAAGAAGGCTGAACGCGAAGCTGCCAGAGCTGCAAAGGAACAAGCGAAGGCTGCCGCTAAAGCTGCTCGCGAAGCAAACCGCCAACCCGAGCAGAACGGTATCCGTCGTCCTGGCCCCGAAGGCCTGTGCGGCCGCGTGTGGGGTCTGGCTGACGAACTGTCCGCCACGCTGGGCCAACCCGTGCCGATCGCCAACCTGCTGGAAGCTGGTAAGGCGCAGGGCCTCAACACGAGCAATATTCGCACGGAATACGCTCGCTGGAAGAAGTTCCACGGTCTGACTGGCCGGATTACCCTGCTGACGAAACAGGCGTCCGAGTAAGCTCCGCGGCACAATGCCGCACCGCCCACCCTACCGAAGCAGGGCGGGCACCCGTTACCCTCCCGGGCGCAAGCTCGCAACCTATCGGAGTTTAGAGTGAATACTCAACCAATCGAAAAGCGCCTCGAACACGACGGCAGCACCCTAGACGTTCATTCCGTCTTTCATACAATCCAAGGTGAAGGCCCTTTTACAGGACACGCGGCAGTCTTCATTCGCCTTGCTGGTTGTAACCTCCAATGTCCTGCCTGCGATACCGATTACACGACCGGTCGCTGGAGCGCTTCCCCTTCCACGCTTGTGCAGATGGTGCAGGAGATGCGTCTCGAGGGCCTCGTTGTCATTACTGGTGGTGAACCGTTTCGGCAAAACATTCATCCTCTCGTTGAGCTCCTGATTGCGAAGGGCTTCACTGTGCAGGTGGAGACGAACGGAACACTTCCGCCGCCCACTATCAGCTTTCCTTTACTTTGTTCGCTCGACACGAATGAGCGGAACAAGTGCTTCATCGTGTGCAGCCCAAAAGCCGGGAGAGTTAATCCCGCAACCGAGGCTCTTGTGTGTGCCTATAAATACGTCATGGCACACGATAGCGTCGGGGAAGATGGGCTCCCCTTGCTTGCACTTGGCCACACTGCGTCACCTCACGTTGCTCGACCACATCGAGGGTTCAAGGGCGTCATCTACCTGCAACCGTGCGACAACAAGGACGCTGTGATTAACTCTGCGAACTTGCGGGAGTGCGTGAAATCGGTAATGGTGCACCCTTACGTCTTGCAGTTGCAAGTTCATAAGATTATTGACGTGGAGTGACAATATGTGTTCAATCGTTGGGGGCGTGGTGCGCTCCGTAACAACGCGCCGAAAGCGAGATATCGTTAACCAGATCTTGGACAGCATCTGGCAAGCAAGTCACGCACGCGGACGGGATGGTCGAGGGTTTGCTGTGAATAGCAGCGCCGAAGAGAATGTGGTGTTTCACCGCGAGGTGACCCGCAAGGAGGGGCGCGGGAACTTCCCTCCTGCACTGCACAAGTTCTGCGCCAGTGCGACGGTGATTGGGAACCTTCGCGCTGAGCCTACGACTGAGTTCGTGAAGGATAAACACTTGTCGGATCAGCAGCCTTATGCTTCGGGAAAATGGGCTATCGTGCATAACGGAACCATCGCAAACGACAAGGCCTTGCGAACGCACGAGCTTCCCACCGGAATTGACAGTGCGGCGATCGCCGAGCAGCTCGCTGGCAAGCACGGCACGCTTGAAGACTTTGTCTGTGTGATCCGCAAGCTGCGCGGCAGCTATGCAATCCTGGCAACCCATGCTGACCACACTGACAAGCTGTTCGTTGCTGCGAATTATCGTCCGGTCTGGTACATCGAAACGGAACACGGTGTCTTCTTTGCAAGCGCCCGCGATTACCTTCCAGAGCAATACGCCCCGCGAATGCTCAATCCCTACACGGCAGCAGTCTTCGGTCCTGGTGGGAAACTGAAAGAGGTTTCGCTCTATGCAGAAGATGCGACCGGTGAGCGGGCTCTTGTAGTGTGCAGCGGGGGCCTGGACAGTGTGGTCAGTGCTGCCTACGTCCAGCGCGAGCTTGGTATGAGTATTCATTTGATTCATTTCTTATACGGCAGCAGAGCAGAAGGTCCTGAGGTTGAAGCGGTGACGAAGGTCGCAGAATACTTGGGCGCTGAATTGACACTGTTCCCGCTCAACGTGTATTCCAAGAGCGATTCGCCCTTGCTCGACCCTGACAGCAAGGTGGCAGGCGGTGAAGCTGGTGCAGAGTTTGCTCACGAATGGGTTCCGGCCCGGAACCTGCTGCTCCTCTCCGTCGCTACTGCATTCGCAGAGGCACGCGGTATTGACACAATTGTCCTCGGTAACAACCTCGAAGAAGCCGGCGCCTATCCTGACAACGAACCCGAGTTCGTTGTCAAGTTCAACGACCTGCTTCCTTTTGCTGTAGGCGACGGAAAGCGGATGCGAGTTATCATGCCTGTTGGCAACTTGATGAAGCATGAAATCGTGGCGCTGGGCAAGCGAGTGGGAGCTCCTATGCACCTCACCTGGAGCTGCTACCGTGCTGGCGAAGTTCATTGCGGCACCTGTGGCCCGTGCTACATGCGCCGCAAGGCATTCGAAATCAACAACTTCCCCGAAGTCATTTCTTATAGGGACGAACAATGAAACGCATTCGCGCGGAACGCTATCACGACATCAGCACGGGCCACCGTGTTGTCGGCCACGAGAACAAGTGCAGGCACCTGCACGGCCACAACTACCGGATTTACTTCGTCTGCGAAGCTGACCAGCTTGACAGCGTCGGTCGAGTGATTGACTTCGGTGTCATCAAAGAAAAGCTATGCATGTGGGTGGAAAATCATTGGGACCACAAGTTCCTGGCCTGGGAGAACGACTCTGTCATGAAGACTGCATGTGAGCATATGGCAGATGACGAGTTATTCAATTCGTCAGTTGTGTTCGTCCCCTTCAACCCAACTGCTGAAAACATGGCTCGACACCTTGTCGAAGTGGTTGGTCCGCAGCAACTCGCCGGCACTGGTGTAACGCTGGTGTCTGTTCGTATTGAGGAGACTGCAAAGTGCTCCGCATCTTTCCATCTTTA